AATTATAAAAATATAAATATAAAAAAAAACGACGAGGTATTGCCATGGAAAAAGTTTAACTCTAACATGGCTATATCCGTTGAGTATGATCTTAAGTATTAATGAAAAGTTTATATGATTTCATAGTAGAACCAGTTGGTGAAACTTATGATAACAAAATAAACCTAAGTGGTGTTGAAGTAATATTAAATACAAAAATAGAAAGCTATAAATTTGTTAATAATATTGCTAAAGTTATAGAAACACCATTAGCCTTTAAAACTCATGTTAAAAAAGGAGATTTAATATTAATACACCACAATGTTTTTAGAACTTTTTATGACGTAAAAGGTGTTAAGAAAAAATCAAGGTCTTACTTTAAAGATAACAAATATTTTTGTTCGTTGGATCAAGTGTATTTATACAAAAGAAAAAACAAATGGAACTCTATAAATGATAGATGTTTTATACAACCTTTAAAAAATAATGATAAATTTAAGGTTGAAAAAGAACAAAGTCTTATTGGTATATTAAAAATAGGTAATAGCTCATTAGAAGCGCTAGGAATTAACGAGGGTGACACTGTAGGTTACACGCCTAACGGTGAGTATGACTTTATAGTTAATGAAAAGCGTTTATATTGTATGAAATCAAATGATATTGTAATTAAGTATGGAAATCAAAAAAACCAAACAAAGTATAATCCTAGCTGGGCAAGTAGCAGTTGAAGAATTAATCAAAGTAGCTAAAGAACCTATACTAGGTTCAAGCGAAGATTTATCAGCAGACAGATTAAAAAACGCAGCAGCAACTAAAAAGCTAGCTATATTTGATGCTTTTGAAATACTTAATCGCATTGAAGAAGAAAAGAATATGTTAGAAGAAAAACCAAAAGAAGCTAAAAAAGAAACTACGTTTCGAGGCTTTGCTGAAGGAAGATCTAAATAATGTACAAACAAACTTTATACAAGGTAATACCCGATCATATTAAACCTAAGATTCTTAAGCAGATGAATAGGTATAAAAAATGGAAGTATGGATATAACGAAGATCATGATATGGTTGTTATATCTAAAACTGGAGAAATAGGTGAAATATATGAGATTCAAAACCTCAAAATAGCTTTACCTAAGCAACACGAGGTTCATGTTTTTGAAAGCGACAAATGGACAAGAACTGAAATACCTAAAGTATTAAAGAAAATAAAAACCGTATTTGATTGGAGAGAATATCCAGAAGATTTTCAAGAAAAATGGTATGACTATATTGACGAAGAGTTTAAAAAACGCGAAAAAGGATTTTGGTTTGTTAGCAAAGGCATTACTACTTACATTACTGGCACTCATTACATGTATTTACAATGGTCAAAGATTGATGTTGGTAAACCAGACTTTAGAGAGTCAAACCGTCTTTTTTTTATATTCTGGGCTGCTTGCATAGCTGATAACAGATGTTACGGTATGTCTTATCTTAAAAACAGACGTTCAGGCTTTTCGTTTATGGCATCCGGTGAATGCGTTAATATGGCAACAATATCAACCGATGCACGTTTTGGTATATTATCAAAATCAGGTGCTGATGCTAAGAAAATGTTTACAGATAAGGTAGTGCCAATATCAGTTAATTATCCTTTCTTTTTCAAACCCATACAAGATGGTATGGATCGCCCTAAAACAGAATTAGCATATCGTGTGCCAGCTTCTAAATTCACAAGAAGATCTATAGTTTCCACAGATAAACCAGAAGATCTTGCTGGACTAGACACAACTATAGATTGGAAAAACACTGGAGACAATGCTTATGATGGTGAAAAACTAAAACTTTTAGTACATGATGAGTCAGGTAAGTGGGAAAGACCAAACAATATATTAAATAACTGGCGTGTAACAAAAACTACACTAAGACTAGGTAGTAAGATTATTGGTAAATGCATGATGGGATCAACATCAAACTCTTTAGATAAAGGAGGTGCTAATTTTAAAAAATTATACTATGATTCAGATGTTACAAAAAGAAACTCCAATGGACAGACTCGTTCAGGACTCTATTCTTTGTTCATACCTATGGAATGGAACTACGAAGGATACATTGATTCTTATGGCATACCTGTATTCGACACACCAAAAGAAAATGTCGAAGACCCTCATGGGACTAAAATTAAAATAGGTGTAATAGAGTATTGGCAAAATGAAGTTGATGGATTAAAAGGAGATCAAGATGGTTTAAATGAATTTTACAGACAATTTCCAAGAACAGAGGAACACGCTTTTAGAGATGAAGCAAAATCATCTTTGTTTAATCTAACTAAGATATACGAACAGATAGACTGGAACGCAGATTCAAAAATAAACAATACCGTTACTCAAGGAAACTTTCAATGGGTTAATGGAATCAAGGATGGTTCTGTTATTTTTACACCTAATTCAAGTGGAAGATTTTTTGTATCATGGATACCATCATCTAATTTACAAAACAAACTTATAATAAAACAAGGCACTAAATATCCAGGTAACGAGCACATGGGCGCTTTTGGTTGTGATAGTTATGATATATCAGGTACAGTAGATGGTAGAGGATCAAATGGCGCTTTACATGGTTTAACGAAATTTTCAATGGAAAACCATCCGCCTAATCATTTCTTTTTAGAATACATAGCTAGGCCACAAACTGCTGAAATATTCTTTGAAGACGTTTTGATGGCTTGTATTTTTTATGGCATGCCTATATTGTGTGAAAATAATAAACCTAGGCTTTTGTATTATTTTAAAAGAAGAGGCTATAGAGGCTACTCAATGAACAGGCCAGATAAAATATACACCAAATTATCTGTTACAGAAAGAGAAATAGGTGGAATACCTAATTCAAGTGAAGATATTAAACAGGCTCACGCCGCGGCAATAGAATCTTACATAGATGAACACATAGGCTTAAAAGTTAACGGGAATTATGGAGACATGTATTTTCAAAGGACTTTAGAAGACTGGGCTAAGTTTAATATAAATAATAGAACAACTCATGATGCTTCTATAAGCTCGGGACTAGCTGTGATGGCTTGCAATAAAAATAAATATAGACCAAACCCTGTAGTTGAAAGAAAAGTTTATGATCTAGGTATTAAAAAGTTTAACAACAAAGGATCAATGTCAAAAATAATTCAATAAATGAAGTCAAAAATATACACTAACTCTAACAGTGCCTTTCCTAGTCAGGTAGTACCTGAAGCGGAAAAGTCTTCTTTGGAATATGGAACACAGGTAGCTTCAGCTATCGAAACAGAGTGGTTCAACCAAGGTAGGACAAACGGTAATAGATTTGTTACTAGTTGGAATAATTATCATAACTTAAGATTATATGCTAGGGGTGAGCAATCAGTTCAAAAATATAAAGATGAATTATCTATAAACGGTGACTTGTCTTATCTTAATTTAGACTGGAAACCAGTTCCAGTTATTTCTAAATTTGTTGACATAGTTGTAAACGGTATATCAAATAAAAAATTTGAAATAAAAGCCTTTTCTCAAGATCCTTATTCAACACAGAAAAGAACAAATTATGCTACTAATTTAGCAAAAGATATGTATGCAAAAGAAATGCTTTCTGATGCTATGAATCAATTAGGTACAAATTTTCAAAGCTCAAACGTACCTTTAAATAAATTACCTGAGTCTGAAGATGAATTAGAATTGCATATGCAATTAAGTTATAAGCAAGCTATAGAAATAGCAGAAGAAGAAGCTATAAGTACTACTCTAGCTAAAAATAAATGGGATTTAACAAAGCGTAGAATAAATTATGACTTAGTAACATGTGGTATAGCAGCTACAAAAACTTCATTTAATAAAGCAAATGGTATAGTTGTAGACTATGTGGACCCTGCTCATATGATATATTCTTACACTGAAGATCCAAATTTTCAAGATATATATTATGTTGGTGAAGTTAGATCGTTAACTATACCTGAATTAAAAAAAGAATTTCCAAATATATCACCTGAAGAATTACAAAGAATTCAAGAAATGCCAGGTAATAGACAGTACATAACTGGTTGGGGTAATTATGATAACAACACTGTTCAGGTAATGTATTTTGAATATAAAACTTATCATGATCAAGTTTTTAAATTAAAACAAACAGAAAATGGATTAGAAAAAATAATCCAAAAGACTGATATGTTTGATCCACCAGAGGCTGATACATTTAAAAAAGTTTCAAGAAGTATTGAGGTTTTATATAGCGGTGCAAAAGTACTCGGAACAAACACAATGCTAAAGTGGGAGATTGCTGAAAACATGACAAGACCAATGGCTGATTCAACTAAAGTTGAAATGAATTATGCTATATGTGCTCCAAGAATGTATAAAGGTAGAATAGAATCAATTGTAAGTAGAATTACAGGGTTTGCAGATATGATTCAGCTTACTCATTTAAAAATGCAGCAAGTATTAGCAAGACTAGTACCTGATGGTGTGTTTTTAGATATGGATGGTTTAGCTGAGGTTGATTTAGGTAATGGTACAAATTATAATCCAGCAGAGGCACTTAACATGTATTTCCAAACTGGTTCTATAGTTGGTAGATCCTTAACTCAAGACGGTGATTTAAATAGAGGTAAAATACCTATACAAGAATTATCATCTTCATCAGGTGGGGCTAAACTGCAAAGTCTTATACAGACTTATCAATACTACCTGCAAATGATAAGAGACGTAACAGGGCTTAATGAAGCTAGAGATGGTAGTTTACCAGACAAAGACGCGTTAGTAGGCCTAGCTAAGATGGCCGCTAATCAATCTAATATTGCTACTAAACATATTAACCAAGCTAGTCTTTATTTAGCTCTTAGAATATGTGAAAACATATCTTTAAAAATGGTAGATGTACTAAGTTTTCCTTTGACTCATAAGGCTTTGTTAGAAAGTGTATCTGTATACAATGCTAAAACTTTATCTGAAATAAGTAATTTAAATCTTCATGACTTTGGTATATTTTTAGAATTAGAACCAGAAGAAGAAGAGCAGCAAATGCTAGAGCAAAATGTTCAAATAGCGTTACAAGGCGGAGGTATTGACTTAGAAGACGCTATAGACATACGTCAAATAAAAAACATTAAATTAGCTAATCAGCTTCTTAAACAAAAACGCAAAAAGAAAATTAAAAGAGATCAAGAGCAGCAAAAACAAATTATAGCTTCTCAAGGTGAAGCTCAAGCAAAGACAGCGGAAAAAGTTGCTTTAGCTGAGGTTCAAAAACAACAAGCTTTAACAGAGCAAAAAGTAAGCATAGAGCAAGCTAAATCTCAATTTGAATTGCAAAGAATGCAAACTGAAATGCAAATAAAATCTCAAATATTAGCTCAAGAATTTGAATACCAAAAACAATTGGCTCAAATGAAAATAGGAAAAGAAGATAACAAAGAACAACAAGTTGAAGATCGTAAAGATAAAAGAGTAAAATTACAAGGAACACAACAAAGTCAATTAATAAACCAAAGACAAAATGATTCCGGACCAGTAGACTTTGAAGGTGCTGGCGAAGATTTATCACAATTTGGCCTTAATTAATTAAATTAATAATCATATAATATCATATCATGTCAGAACAAACAAACGAACCTGTTAAGCAGGAAGGTGACTTTAAAATAAAGTCTAAAAAGAAAACACCTAAAAACTTAGGTCAACAATCAGAAAACAATATAACAAAAGTTGATTTATCAAAACCCGAAGCAACTGGAGAATTAATCCCAGAAGTTATCAAGGTAGATATACCAACTCTTAAACCAGAAGAGGATGCCATTCAAATCGGAGAAACAAAGGAAATGGTTATGGGCGAACAAGCCGGAGATAGCGCTAAGGTGGACAAACAAGTACCAAAGCCCGAAGAAGTTTCTGAAGAAGCTTCACCAATCCAAGAAATAACACAGGAAGCTAAACAAGTAACAAAAGAAATAAAAGAAGCAGTTAGAGATGAAAAAGTACTAGGTAAACAATTACCAGAAAACATCGAAAAACTAGTTAATTTTATGGAAGAAACTGGTGGAACAGTACAAGATTACGTTTCGCTAAATAAAGACTATACAACTTTAAGTCCTACACAAGTTCTTAAAGAATACTATACAACAACAAAACCACATTTAGATCAAGAAGAAATTTCTTTTTTAATAGAAGATAATTTTGACTTTGACGAGGAAGTGGACGAAGCAAGGCATATTCGAAAGAAAAAACTTGCTTTTAAAGAAGAGGTTGCAAATGCCAAAAGCTTTTTAGAAAGTTCTAAGAGTAAATATTACGACGAGATCAAGTTGAGACCGGGCGTTACTCAAGAACAGCAAGAAGCAGTAAGCTTTTATGACCGCTACAAAGAGCAGCAAAAAATTGCTACAAAATTACACGGTGACTTTAGAGACAATACTAAAAAACTATTTAGCGAAGAATTCAAAGGTTTTGATTTTAACGTTGGAGATAAAAAATTTAGATATGGAGTAAAAGATCCTAGTAAAATTGGTGAAACTCAAGCAGATGTACAGAACTTTGTTGGAAAATATTCCAACGATAAAGGTGAAATTGTAGATCAAGCTGGGTATCATAAAGCTATGTATGCTGCTATGAATGCTGATAAAATCGCTCATCATTTTTACGAGCAAGGAAAAGCTGACGGTGTCAAAGACATTATCACATCTTCCAAAAACCCATCACAAGACGGACCTAGGCAAGTTGCCGATGGAAATGTTTTTATAAACGGATTAAAAGTAAAAGCTATTAGTGGATTGGATTCATCAAAATTAAAAATAAAAACAAGAAAATTTAACTAAAAAAAACAAAAATTATGGCTTTAAGTCCACAGTTTGGGAGTATTATCCCATCCCAGTCGCAACAAGCATTATCAACTAATTATTTAAACTTTTCTGGTGCAAATGGTGTGAATTTTTCACAACAATATTTACCAGAGCTTTACGAGCAAGAAGTAGAGAGATATGGTAACAGAACGTTATCAGGTTTCTTAAGAATGGTTGGAGCTGAGATGCCAATGACATCTGATCAAGTAATTTGGTCAGAACAAGAAAGATTACACATATCATACAACAACTGCGTAGTAGCAGGTGCTGGTGCAGCCGCTGCAACAATTACAATTCCTGTAACTGCTGTTGGTGTCGCGCCACAAATCGTTAACGTTGTTTCCCCTTTATCAACAATAGTTGTAATGGATAATTTCGGTAATGAAGCAAAATGTTTAGTAACATCATCTAACACGGCGCAAGCTGGTGCAGGAGCTGGACAGTTAGTTGTTGAAGTATATCAAGGAGCTAATTTAGCTGCTAACGGTATTGCTAACGGAAACCCTGTTAAAATATTTGTATACGGTTCTGATTTCCAAAAAGGATCAAGTACTGCAAATGCTGCAGTTGGAGCAAACGCTTCTACTGGTGCAGGTAACTTGTTAAACCCTATGGTAACTGTAGATCCTGCATTTACTACATTCACAAATTCTCCTATCATAATTAGAAGCCAATACACTGTAAACGGTTCTGACACTGCTCAGATCGGTTGGGTAGAAGTTTCTACTGAAGATGGAACTGGAGGTTATTTATGGTATCTAAAAGCTGAGTCTGAAACAAGACTACGTTTTGAAGATTACCTAGAAATGGCAATGGTTGAAGGTGAATTAAACGCTGGCGCTGGTGCAGTTCCTGCTCAAAATGGAGGAACAGAAGGTTTATTCGCTGCTATACAAAATGGTGGTAACGTGCAAGTAGGCTTTACAGCTGCTGCAGGATTAGACTCTTTTGATGCAATACTTAAAAACCTTGATACTCAAGGAGCAATTGAAGAAAACATGTTATTCTTAAATAGAAGCACTGCTTTAGATTTTGATGATATGCTAGCTTCTATCTCTGGAGGATTCTCTGGTGGTACTGCTTTCGGTTTATTCGAAAACTCTGAAGAAATGGCTTTAAACTTAGGTTTTAGTGGTTTCAGAAGAGGTTCTTATGATTTTTATAAAACAGATTGGAAATACTTAAATGATGCTTCTACAAGAGGTGCTTTAACTGGACCTGCTTCTATTGAAGGAATTTTAGTTCCTGCTGGAACTTCTACTGTTTATGATCAAATTTTAGGTACAAACATTAGACGTCCTTTCTTACACGTAAGATATAGAGCTTCACAAGCTGACGATAGAAGAATGAAATCATGGCTAACAGGTTCTGTTGGTGGTGCATTTACTTCTTCATTAGATGCAATGGAAGTAAACTTCTTATCTGAAAGATGTTTAGTAACACAAGCTAGAAACAACTTTGTATTATTCAGAGGAATCTAGAAAATTCATGTAATTTTTACCCTCGTTATATTAACGGGGGTAACTATTACTTTTAAACTATTTAATTATATTATATTATGTCAAATAAAAAAGAAACCCAAAAAAATTGGGAAATAAAAGATAGACACTATTTTTTATCAGGAAGAAAAACTCCATTAACTTTAACAATACCTAGTAAACATACTAGAAAACATCCATTACTATATTTTGATCCTATTTTAAATTCTCAAAGAGAAATAAGATTTGCAACTAATCAGCAGTCTTGTTTCGTAGATGAGCAAAAAGGAGAAGCAACTATGGGGCACATAACTTTTACAGATGGTGTGCTAATGGTTCAAAAAGAATTACAAACATTACAAAAACTGTTATCAATATACCACCCGTTGAGTGGTCGTTTGTTTATGGAACATGATAACATAGCTGTAGCTGAAGATGAACTATACAATATTGAATTAGAAATTCATGCTTTAAACGCTGCGCAACAAATGGACATAGATCAAGCCGAGGCTATATTAAGAGTAGAGCTTGGGTCACAAGTGGGTAAAATGGCTTCTAAAGAAATAAAAAGAGACCTATTAATGTTTGCTAAAAGAAACCCTAAGTTATTTATTGACTTAGCTAATGATGAAAATGTTATACTAAGAAACTTTGCGATTAAAGCAGTTGAATTAGGTATAATAACATTGTCTCCAGACCAAAGAACTTTCTTATGGGCAACTAATAAAAAGAAACTAGTAACAGTTCCTTTTGATCAAAACCCTTATTCTGAATTTGCAGCCTTTTTAAAGACTGATGAAGGGCTAGAAGTTTACAAGTCTATCGAGAAAAAACTCAAATAACATGTAATACTAATATAGGGCTCGTTTACTCGGGCCCAATATTATAATAAAAAATACAAATGGCAATAAACGTAGATCAGGTTTACAAAACCGTCTTATTAATAATAAACAAAGAGCAAAGAGGTTATCTTACTCCTGACGAGTTTAATAAAATAGCAACACAAGTCCAACTAGAGACTATTGATGATTATTTTCAAACTATTAATCAACAAATGCGCGTGCCACAAAATGATAGCGAATATGGAAATCGCTATAAAAACGTACAAGAAAAGCTAGATGCTTTTAAAAAAATAGGAGATTGTACTTACAATGCCGCAGTTGGAACTACTCCAGCTTTTTTTGCTATACCAACATCTTCAAATGTAGCAAGCGGATTTCAAACATTTTTAACGTCGACAACAGCGACAGGTTATCCTTTAACTACAATAACACAAGCTCAAGTACAAAACGCTACTACGGTTGTTACTATAGAAACACCCACTGGCACAGCCGCTATTCCTTATGCTAACGCTAATTGGGATATTACAGGTGGTATATTTAGTGCTGATACCTCTACGGTACCCGCAACGCCTATTGGAGCTGGTAGTACGTTAAACATAAATTTATACCCTAATGATTTTTACAAATTAGGAACAATATTATATAGAGATGACAGAGAAGTTGAGCAAATTCAAAGAAACGAACTAGCTATGCTTAATATGTCACCTATAAGCAAACCTACTGAGCATTTTCCTGTTTGTTTTTATGAACAAAACAGAATAACTATATATCCTCAAACTATTAACAACCAAGTACAAGTTACTTATATTAGAAAACCAGCAGATGTAGCTTGGAATTTTTCTTCCGCAACTGGTTACTACGTTTATGACCCAGCTAGTTCGGTTAACTTTGAATTAGATATAACTGAGCAAACTAGCACTATATTAAAAATATTACTATATGCTGGAGTTGTAATAAAAGATCCTCAAATAGTTCAAGCTGCAACTCAAGAAATAGCTATGGAAAATCAAAACGAAAGAAATTAATAAGATATGGCAATACAACCACCAAGCAACGGATTAGTAACTGAAAACGCACAACAATATTTTCAAGGTTCTCAAGGATTTAGAGCTGCCGCAAATGGTGGTGGTCAAACATTTCCAACCGATTTTGATACTGATCTTGTATTAGGAAGTTTAACAAGTTGGAATCCTACCGATGTTAATTATAGTTTAAATAATTTTAAAGTTTACACTAGCTCTACAGGATTAGCTGGAAGCTGGTCAGAGTGGATCACTCAATTAGAAGTTACAAATGGTAAAACTATAACTTTAACAGCAGCGCCAGTAGCTAACGCTTATGTTGTTGTACAGTTAAAAATATTAAGTGGAGGTAAATATGGTAACACTGAAGCTGAAAAAGCTTACGGTGAAACTGTAGAAGACAATTACGGAAGTTATCAATACGTTACGTTAAATGACGTTGTAAGTAATTTTTTAGTAGGATACGTAGGACAACACAAACTTTTACAAGACGCTAAAAGAACCGATGTAATATTTTTTACTAAAAGAGCAATGCAAGAGTTTAGCTATGATACATTAAAAAGTATTAAATCCGCAGAATTAACTGTACCAGCTAGTTTAACGTTAATACTACCTCAAGACATGGTTAACTATGTTAAGATGTCGTTTATTGATGATCTAGGCGTTAAAAGACCTATATACCCTGCTAATAATTTAACTATAAGTCCTTACTATACTCAAGCGCAAGATTCTGCAGGTATACCTACTCAAGATAATTTTGGTAATGATTTAGAAGGTACTTCAATTACACAAGAAAGATGGCACACTGCTAATGATAGTTTTATTAATGGTAATTTTGCTAATGATTTCACTAATGATATGTGGGCATATAATTGGGGCGAATTAGGAGGATTTATTGGTGGAGCTTATGGCCAAATGTATGGAATGGAGCCTCAATACGCACAAACTAATGGTTGGTTTAATATAAACGAGCGAGAAGGTAAAATATCTTTTTCAAGCAATTTAGTGGATAGATTGATAGTTTTAGAATATGTGTCTGATGGTTTAGCATATGACCTAGATAGTAGAGTTCCTAAGTTAGCTGAAGATGCTATATACGCTTATATATTACATGCTTTGATTTCAGTTAGAATAAATCAGCCGGAATATGTTGTGCAAAGATTAAAGAAAGAAAAAAGTGCTAAATTAAGAAACGCTAAAATAAGATTATCTAATATAAAACTTGATGAAATAGTTCAAGTAATGAGAGGTAAGTCTAAATGGATAAAAAATTAAATTAAATGGCAGAGTCTAAAAACAGTTTCATACAATCTAAAATGAACAAAGACTTGGACGAGAGATTAATTCCAAGTAATGTGTACAGAGATGCTTTAAACGTAGCGGTATCTAGATCAGAAGGAAGTGATGTTGGTTCTTTAGAATCTGTGTTGGGTAATGCTAAAATATACAATGGAGGTGGTCAAGCTAATTTAGAAATAATTGGTAAAATAATTGATGAAGTTAATTCTGTGATTTATTTTTTTAAAACAAATTACACTGGAATTGCTGATGTTTTTCCTGCTGACACTACCTCATGGATTATGACTATAGAAAGGTATAGCATAGCTTCAAACAGCTCTACCGTTTTAGTTGAAGGTAATTTTTTAAATTTCTCTACACAAAACCCTATATATGGAGTTAATTTAATTGAAGATCTTTTGTTTTGGACTGATAATAGAAACGCGCCAAGAAAAATAAATATAACTAAAACATTAAATTATTATTCTAACGAAGACCAAATATCTGTATGCAAATGGGCTCCTTATAGAGCGCCAGAATTTGTAAATTTAAGATCTGTTATAACGCCAAGCGCGGCTACGCACCCTTCTACAATGAGTGATGCTGAAGATTTACGTACTGTTTTAGTGGGTGTTAACGAATTGAGTTCTTCAAACTTATCTGTAACTCGCTATAGAAACGGAGATACTATAGAAAACGCTCAAGACGATGCAGCTTGGAGCGCAGCAAACACAAATCAAACTGGGGCTTGGTGTTATTACAGCAATAGCTTAGGTAATGGGGTTACTTATGGAGTTTTATACAACAAATGGGCTGTTTTAGACCCTAGAGGATTAGCACCTGTAGGTTACGAAGTATTAACAAAAGCACAGTGGGAATCTAGTTTAACATCGGCAGCTACTGGTACCGTTGTTGGAAACACATATACCGGAGCGGGTACGGTTTTAAAATCAGAGGAATTATGGGAAATTCAAAACCCTGCGGTTCCTGCAAACGAAGGAACAAACACTCTTGGTTTTAGCGCATTGCCATCTGGAGAGAGAGTTTCTACATCTCCTTTTTTCCAAGAAATATTACAAACAACTAATTATTGGACTAGCGACGCGCTTGACGATAGTTACGTGCAAATTGTTTATAATTCTGCTAATGCCACAGTAGAAACAGCACCTGCTACAGATCCAAAGTTAGCAGGTAGAGCTGTTAGGTGTGTTAAAAACACTAACTACAACGGTTGGAATGGTGATCCAGAATACTTAAAAGATAAGTTTGCTAAATTTAGCTATAGATTTAAGTTTGATGACAATGAA